TCTGTTTAGTGTAGCAACATTGCCTGCACTAGATGCACCTGCTGTAGCCGTTTCAGCCAAATACTTACGAGTGTTTTCTAATGTAACACCCATAACCGACTTACGGTTGCCTTCAAGGCCTTCAAGAAGTGCAGTCTTCGTATCCTGCCAGCGACTTTCTAATAGTTCTGACATTTTTTTCTCCTTAGTTTAATCCTGCAAGTCTTCTAATGTCAATAACATTATCTGTTTTTGACTCACTTGCATCTATGTCATTTGTTTGTTTATTGCCTGTTACTTGTGTGCCTTCTGTCAATGTCGCCTTAGTGTCCTTCGCTGGTGTGTCTCCTGCAATCACGCTCGGAATGTACTTGTCAAACTGAGTTTTTAGTTTGTCAGTATGTACAGATTCCAGCAAATCTGTCATGATCTCTTTTTGCTTCTTGTTTAAAGGAGCAATAAGTTCACTAATGGTTTCTGCTCTCTTAGCTGAATCTGCTATTTTAGCAATTTCTTGCTCTTTAGACTCAACTAGTGCTTTCTGCTCACTAGCTTGTACCTTAGCTTCTGCTAATTGCTTGTCCTTCAAATCTACAACTTTTAGTAGTTTAGCAGTCTCTGACTTCTCATTGAGATAGCTGTTTGAATATTCGTTAGCAAAACTTTCAAAAATCTTACGTCCGAAATCATTTTTACGAGCTGAATCAATATCTTCTTTAAGTTGTGAAATTTCTTTTGTAAGTCCTTTCTCAACTGTTTCTGCTACAACTTTAGTCGCATCCTTGATGAATTTGCCTTTAACTTTAGCTAGATGATCTTTGGCTTCACGTACTAAACGTACTTTTGTTTCTGCCAAGTCTTTTTTGTCTTCGTAAAACTCTGCTATCTCTTTAGATAGGGAATCAACAACAAAATTTTCCAAAGTTTGGAACTTGCCTGCCATAGCTTTCTGATCATTGTGAAGTTCGCCAATTTCCTTGCCTAGTTGTTCAACAACAAAAGTTTTCAGTAAATCAGCGTTTTCACGCATCGCTACCGCATACTTTGCTCTTGCTTCAGCTAGTTTTTGACGATCGTCCGCAAACTCAGAAATTTCTGCGGAAAGTTTATCTTCAAGCATTTTATCAATAGCTTCAACCATTGTTTGCTTATCATGCTCATACTTTTGAGCAAACTCTTCGCGGAGTTCTGCCGTAGCTTGTAGGCGGTTTTCTTTAACCTTATCGTTCCAAGCCTGTTCGATTTCTGCTCTGATTTCCTCTGAAATTGCGTTGTTTTCAAAGAGTGTTTTCAGTGCATCTAACATTTTCTTCTCCTAATTATCGAAGTCCGCTGATAATGTTTACCAACGACTCCTTTAGATACTTTTGTGCCTTTTCATCGCCCTGTAGTTCTCGAGCCATATTGAATGCCTTGTAGCCATGTTTTGTATTCATCAAATGCTCGTAAATGGGAGTCGGATAAGCTCCCGGAGCACTTGGTTGTGCGACACAGTCAACAGTAATAATTTCAAACTCGCTGACTTCTCCGCTTCCGTCTTCTTTGACGTTTCCAGAACCCCTAGATGAAACACCTAGTTTAACTCCGCTTTCCAGCATTGTTTTCACTAGTTGTCCCATCGGGGTTGGAATTACTTTAAGTTTTCCGTAACCATTTGGTCCGTCCATCCACATTTCAGTAATCATGTGTGATACACGATCCAGGTTTATGTTGAGTCCTTCGGGATGATCCACTTCACCAAGCACACTATATCCGCCTTGAACTTGATCGTTGAGCGTTTGTACAGCCCTACCGATTTCATTTACAGGATATACTCTCTGGTTAGCGTTTCGTACACCACCTTGGATACATATACCTTTCAAGTACAGGTCCTTACCACCTGACTCGTTTTCGGTATGCTCCACGACCATCTTCGCTTGGTCGAATGATAGTGTTTCAGTTAAAGTTAACATCTATCCTCAGTCCTCAATTAGCTACCGATAGGTGACTTACTATCAGCGCCTGATTCGCCTGCGCCTTTTTTCTCAGCGCCGTGGCCTTTGCTGTCTTTTTTCATTGACTTTGAAGCTGTTCCGCCTGGTACGTTTACGTTCCCTGCGTTATCTTCTTTAGCGGACATTGCTGATCCGCCTGTAGCACCTTCTCCGCCTGCGTTTAAGTTACCTGCATCGCCACCCATATCGTTTTTAGACGCTACTGGTGATTTTGCTTTGTGATCTTCACCTTGTTTGTGAGACACTTTGTTAACATATTCACGCATTACTTCACCTTCAGACTTTTTACCTTCAAAAGAAGGAACACCGTCTAATGGTAGTTCTTCGCCAGCAAGTTCGGAAGTAGGCTCAATTGCCTCGTCTTCCTTCTCTTCATCACCCATATCCATGTCCATGTCAGCGGCATCGTCATCGTCGCCACCTTCATCGCCATCTTTATCTGACATCATTTTTTCAAATTCTGCCTTTAGGTCATCAAGAGCATCTTCTAGGTCAACAACTCTATCTTCGATTTCTTCGTCGTCGCCTTTATCCATATCACCTTCATCGCCATCAGCTTCCATGTCATCGATCATGTCGTCTGCCGCGTCGCCGCCCATTGGGTCAGCTTCTGGTGTAATTTCATCGAAATTTTCGTCTGTTTTTTCGTCTGTTGCTTCTTCAACGTCCTCGTCTGATGCTTCATCTACTTCTTCATCTGACTCTTCTTTTACTTCTTCGTCATCTGATGCTTCATCGACTTCTTCGTCTTTAGCTTCTTCTACGTCTGCATCTTCTTTAGAAGCTTCATCTACTTCTTCATCTGTTGCTTCGTCGACTTCTAAGTCTTTCATGTCGTCCTCAAGCATTTTTTCATAGATGCCACGTGATTTTTCTATTACAAATTCATGAAACAATGAATCCGCTCCATCGCGATCATTGTTTACCAATTTTTCGAGCATTTGCTCTAGTTTTGATTGATCTGCCATTGTTTTCTCCTGTTTAAAATTGATGTAAGGCTGTCTAGTATTATTTACACTTTTGTTATAAAATACGTGGAAAATGGCGTCAAAACGGGTCGTTTTGACACGTTGGTGTTAAAAATCATAATATTTCCTGAACTCGTCCACTGTGATGTGTGTCAGGTTATCTACTTTTTTTAACTGTTTTGGTATAAAGTCGTCACCGTTCTCTACAACTCTTATATATTGTGTCCTGCCATGTCCTTCGCAAGTAGAAGCAGTTTGACGTTCCCAATTACCAAAATATGTTGCCGGTTCGCCTGATCTTTTATAATTGTGCGTTCCTGCGTACAAGTTATTTACCTTTGTACGATTGCCTTGATCGTCTTTTTTTCCGTGAAAATCAAAGCCTAATATGTAAATTGTATCATGTCCATGTGTGCTTGCCAACCATAAAGCAGTTGGACCACTGCTCCAGCCTTTGCTTGGTTGGAAAAAATTAAATCCTTGAAAGCCATGATATTGCTTATTAGGATTAGTCCATACTTCGTTTTCCATTTGCCATTTATGTTGATTTATTTCTAGTATCATTTTAACGTCTACTGCTACTAGATAGTCTGGGCGAAAATGCCTATATACTGCGTTACAAGCATAAACTTTTCCATAATTTTTTAGGGAATATAGATCTATGTCTTTTCGACTCTCGCCATTACCTACAACGAAAGCTACCGTCATCGGCTTACCTCTTAAATTTCTGGTTGTGCCTGAATGCCGTACATTTGACGGACGAAGTCTAATTCTTTTTGTTCTTCTTCTGCGTGAATCTCTGAAGCTGTTCTGGCTTTATTAATTTGCCTCAGAGTAAGACGAGTTTTTCGTGTATCGTCCCTTTTGATTACACTTTCGTCATCAGTAGCATCGTAGGTTTTATCTTCTACGGGCTCAATAGTTTCTTTGTCAAAATAAAATAATTCTCGCAGTATCATATTACTATTTATGCCGGTGGCGTATCACCGCCGCCTTCTGCTCCCCCTAATGCTGTGTCTGCTGGTGCTCCTGTTGTGTCAGTTCCGCCTGCTCCAACAGTTGGATCTTCACCTTCTGGTGCTACATCTGTTGCTCCACCTATATCCGCATCTATGCCTGCGCCACTTATTCCTGCGCCTCTCATTTCAGCTTGTGCGTCTGTTGGTGGTTTAGATAAGTTCTCGTCGTTTTCTTCTCTCCACAATCTTTCGTTTTCTGCCATTTCTGATTCAGACAGTCCTAAGAAACGTTTCATAGCATATCTATTACTTACAAAAGGAATAGCTTGTATCTGAGCAAACGTTCCAATCCTTTGATTGTCTAATTCGCTTTGTCTGTAACTAGCAAAGTTTTGTGGCGGTTGGAAATGAACATCAAACATAGCAACATCTATGTTAACTCCTTTTTCCATCAAGTAACGTTTGAATTCCTGATTGAATACTTCTGAAATAAGATTTTGTAATCTTTCACAGTATTTGTTAAATCTTAGTTCTTGTATAAATGCTGTTCCAACTCTACCGTCATTAAAGGAACTTTGTCCTTCATCTTGTGCGGCCGCTGGTAAGTATGAACTTGGAATACGTAGTCCTCTTACAAGTTTGTTTGTAAAATATTTAAGATCATCAATCTCACCTAGGTTAGTACCGCCTGGTAGTGTTTCAACTTTAGAACCTCTACCTTCTGCTGTTTGTGGGAAAAAGTAATCTTCATTAGTTGATAAAGGATTGTAGGCACTGTCAATAACACTCGTGCCTCCTCCTGTTTTACTTGGAATACGTCTTTGATGTATTTCAGTTTTTACTCTTTCAACAAACTGCATGGCAAGGTGTGATGGCATGTTACCTACATCAACATAGAACACTCTACGTTCAGGTGCTCTCTGTGTTCTGTA